AGTTACTAAAGCACTTGCAACGGGCGATAGTACAAGCGCACAAACTTATGGCATAGTAAGAAACGATATTACAATGGAATTACCTTACTTAAACGATAGATGCCAAGTGCCTTCTATTTATACATACTAAAATGATAGGAAAAAAGATTAACCAATTAGCTACCGAGTTAGCACCAGTTAGCACCGATTTAACTATTATAGGCGACCCGACAACAGGAGTAAGTAAGAAGATTACACTTGCTCAATTAGGTGCGATATTTAGCGGTGCGGTTTCATTTTATACTAACCTTGCAGGGTTTCCTGCGGTTGGCGATATTAACGTTATCTATTGTGCTAAAGACACGCAGAAACTTTATTTATGGAGTGGCAGTGCTTATGTAGAAGTATTCCCTTCACAAGCTTTATTAGACACTTATCAATTAAGAAGTGAGAAGGGCAACGCTAATGGTTATGCTTCTTTAGATAGTCAAGGGAAAGTACCTATTAGTCAATTACCAAGTTCTATTATGGAATACAAAGGAACTTGGAACGCATCTACAAACACTCCTACACTTACAAACGGAACGGGCGACACGGGAGATGTTTATATTTGTAACGTAGCAGGAACAGTAAACTTTGGAGCTGGTCCTATTACTTTTGCGGTTGGCGATTATGTGATTTATAGCGGAACTATTAACATAGGCTTTGCAGGTAATAGCACTCAATATATAAACGGAGCAGGTAACTTAGTTACGTTTCCTGGAGTAATTAATGAAGCACAAAACTTAATTACTGAGGTTTACAATAAAACAGGTGCGACTTTAACAAAGGGAACTGTTGTTTACATTAACGGCGGTCAAGGTAACTTACCAGCAGTTACTAAAGCACTTGCAACGGGCGATAGTACAAGCGCACAAACTTATGGCATAGTAAGAAACGATATTACAAATAATAACAACGGCTATGTAGTAGTTGCAGGTCGCATAAGCGATTTAGATACTCAAGCATACACAGAAGGTACTCAACTTTATTTAAGTCCTACAACGGCAGGTACTTTTACAAGTACAAAACCTTACGCACCTCAACACTTAGTTTATGTTGGTATTGTAGTAAGAGCGCACCCAACACAAGGAGTTGTAGAAGTTAAAATACAAAACGGCTACGAGTTAGACGAACTTCATAACGTAGCTGCTCAAAGCCCAAGCAACGGAGATATTTTACAATATGTATCAAGCACAAGTTTATGGACTAAGGTTGCAGGTACAACTTCAAACATAGCAGAAGGAAGTAATTTATATTACACCGATGCTCGTAGCCGTGCAGCATTAAGTTTTACGGCAGGTAGCGGTGCTTACAATTCTACTACGGGTGTTATTACTATTCCTACAAATACAAATCAATTAACTAACGGGGCAAACTATATTACACTTGCTTCTTTAAGTGCAGGAGCAGGAATAAGCTATAATAACACTACGGGTGTAATTGCTTCTACTATTACGCAATATACCGATGCTAATGCCCGTGCAGCTATCAGCTTAACAACATCGGGAACAAGCGGAGCAGCAACATACAATAGCACAACTGGTGTTTTAAACGTACCACAATACGCACCCGATTTAAGCGGATATGTTCCAACAAGTAGAACTTTAACTATTAACGGAACGGCTTATGATTTAAGTGCAAATAGGTCTTGGAGTGTAGGTACAGTTACAAGTGTAGGCTTATCTTCTGCAACAAGCGGAGTAACTATCGGCTCTACACCTATTACAACAAGTGGAACTATTACTTTAGCTATTGCTACGGCAAGTGGTTCTCAGCAAGGTTTATTATCAAGCACCGATTGGACTACGTTTAACAACAAGCAAAACGCTTTAACCAATCCAGTAACGGGTACAGGTACTACTAACTACCTACCTAAGTTTACAGGTACAAGTACAATAGGAGATAGCACAATACAAGAAACAAATTCTAATATTGGTATTGGAGTTACACCTACAAATGGTTATGGCGGATTACAAATAGTAGGGGCAACGAGTAGTAGTATTCTTACACAATTAGGGGTTGATGGCATAAGAGCAGGTGTTAGGTCAAGCGGAAATACTGCAATAGTTTTAGATAGTTCTAATACTACGTTTACAAATAGAATGTGGTATTTATATAATGCAGGTGCTTCAGGTAGCTTAATTATTGGTAGACCTAATTTAGATGTATTAACGTTTTCTAACTCAGGCAATTTAGGATTAGGAGTTACACCGAGTGCGTGGGGTTCAACAGTTAGAGCATTACAATTTGAAAATGGCGGAAGCATAGCATCAAATCAATCTACACAAGTATCGTTTAATAACAACGTATATTCTGTTCCCGGCACTAATGATTATTATATTTCAAGTGCATTTGCTACAAGATATATTCAGTTTCAAGGTCAGCATATTTGGAGTACCGCTCCTTCAGGTACGGCAGGTAACGCTATATCCTTTACCCAAGCTATGACGTTAAATGCGAGTGGTCAATTATCTTTAGGAATTACTGCTGCAACAGGTAACGCAAATCGTATACTACATATTAACGGAGCAGATAGTGCCGAACTGCATTTAACTCGTAGCAATAGCGGAAGCTCATCTACATTTGGAGGTTATGTAAACTTTGATGGTAGCAATAACTTTAATATACAAAATAGAACAGGTGGTGCTATAAATTTAATTACAGGTACAACAACTGCTCTTACAATAGCCTCTACAGGAGCAGCTACATTTAGTTCATCGGTTAGTGGAAGTTTAATAAGAGCAAATGATGGTGTATTTCAATTATATAGAGCAAGTGCTTTTAGAGGTGGGTTATACACATTTGATGCTGCAATAGGAAGTGGTACTGATTATTCATCTACATTAACAAGTGAAACTGATATAAATTTTCTTACAGGTGGAAGTATAACAAAAAAAGTTACATTCCTTGCTAATGGTAACGTAGGTATAGGTACTACAAGTCCTGACCAAAAATTAACAATACAAGCACAAGGAACTTCAAACGGATTAATTTCATTTAAAAGTGCAGCAGGTACTACAACATCATTTGTAGGAGTACCAAACGCAAATGGCGATGTTATCTCATCAAGTGGAACTGCCGATTTATGTTTTAGAAATGAAACAGGTAATATGTTATTCGCAACTAATGGGAATAGTGAGAAGATGACAATAACAAGCGGTGGAGCAGTTGACATGACAGGAACAATAAAAACCGCTGCATTATTAGGAACACCTTAAAAATTAAAATATGACAAACTACAAATGGGTTATCAGCGCATTAGATAGCTACCCAAAAACCGCAGATGATTTAACAGATGTTATTTGCGTAATACATTGGAGATACCAAGCAGAACAAGTGCAAGATGATAAAACATACTTTGCAGAAGTTTATGGAGCTTCAAGCGTTCCTTCGCCTGACCCTGCGGACTTTGTACCTTACGAGGAAGTTACTTACGAAATGGTATGCGGTTGGCTTGAAAGCATTTTGAATGTTGAGTCGCTTAACGCAAACTTGGATAGTCAAATAGCTGACCAGATTACACCAAAAATTGTAACATTACCTTTGCCGTTTAGCAATCCACAATTATCTTTACAAATAAAAACAAACAATGAAGTACAAGCAACTACTACAATTAGTGAGCAGCCTTAACCAAGTTATTGGCAGCCAAGAAACAAAAGTTCAAAAGAAACTTTTTAAAGTACAAGAAAAGATTAGTAAACACCTTGAAGATTACAACAAGCAAGTCGAAGAATTAAGATTAGACAATGCTTCAGTAGACGAAAAAGGTATTTTAATCCTTAATGAAAAAGGGGATTACAAGTTTAATAAGGAAGGCATCAAGAAGCTGACTAAAGATATTGATGAGCTAAATGATAAAGAATTTGACTTTCAAATAATTAACGTAGTCAATCCACAAGGCTTGGAGAATTTCACATTCTTACAAGATTGGGTTACTGGCGTAGAATTTAACAAACAAGAAGAAGAAGAACTATAATGGCAAATAACCACCAAGCAGACCAATCAACAATCGTTTCTTTAGTTAGTGCTACAATTAGCATTACAAATACCAAAAAGCTTAAATGAGATTAATACTTTTAGCCTTATTACTTACTTCTTGCGCTTCGGTTAAGAAGTTTGAAAAGCGTTACGATAGCACGGGGACAACTAAGATTGACTCCGTGCATCTTACTTTTTACGATAGCGTTACTAAGATTATAGAAAAAGAGCAGGTATTTACAAAAGAGGTTACAATTTATGACACTATCCGTGTAACAAAGGATAGCATTATAGTAGTTCCCAAAATCGTAACTAAGTGGGTATACCAGACAAAAGAAAAGGAAACCGACAATAGCTTAGTTAAAAAAGACACAATAGCGTTTAATCGCACAGAAACGGCTCAAATTTCGATTGTAGATAAAAACAAGGTAAGTACTGCAAATAACTTTTGGAAGGCTCTAATCGGTCTAATAATAGCGATTGTGTTAATTTTAGCATATTGGAATAGATTATGGAAGTAAACAAAGCAGGTAGAGATTTAATAAAGCAGTTCGAAGGTTGCAAGTTAAAGGCGTACAAATGCCCTGCGGGTTTATGGACTATTTCGTGGGGTTTGACTTTTTACCCTGACGGAACGAAAGTAAAAGAGGGCGATGTGATTACGCAGCAACAAGCAGAAGATTACTTTAACGCAATAGTCGATGACTTTGCAAAAGGTGTAGATGTGCTTGTAAAATCAAATGTAACGGCAAACAATTTTTCTGCGATTGTTTCGTTTGCTTTTAATGTAGGTATGGGGAATTTTAGGAGAAGCACTTTACTAAGAAAGGTAAATACTAACCCTAAAGACCCAAGCATTAGGGCAGAATTTATGAAGTGGACAAGAGCAAACAATGTTGTGCTTAAAGGGTTAGTGAGGCGGAGAGAGGCTGAAGCTAAACTATATGAGCAACTTTAGAACTATATTAGTTAATTTATTATCAGACGAAAGTAACAGTATTAGCCACAAAAGAGTGGTTGCAATGCTTGGCAGCTTATGTCTTTTTATTTCTTTGTTCTTAAACATAATCTTAAAAATTAACCCAAGCGATAAGTTGGTAGATGCCGTTTTGTATCTCACGCTATTTGCTATGGGTTACACCACAATAGATAAATTCAGCAAAAAATAAATAATGCTAAAATCAAAACGAAAACGACTATTCTTTGACATCGAAACCTCGCCCAACGTCGGCTTTTTCTGGAGCGCAGGTTACAAGCTTAATGTAACTGCGGATAGCATTATTAAAGAACGTGCTATCATTTGTATCTGCTACAAGTGGGAAGATGAAAAAGAAGTTTACTATTTACAATGGGATAGCAAACAGAACGACAAAAAGATGCTACAAAGTTTTATTGAAGTAGCAAACACGGCTTCGGAACTTGTAGGTCATAATGGCGACAAGTTTGACCTTGCGTGGATAAGAACACGCTGCTTGTTTCACGGGATTGAGATGTTCCCTAAATACGTTACAATCGATACGCTAAAGGTAGCACGTCAAAAGTTTAGATTTAATAGCAACAAGCTTAATTACATAGCTGATTACTTAGGCATTGGCACTAAGATAAAAACCGAATATAGTTTATGGAAAGACATTGTTCTGCATAAGGACAAAGTGGCTATGGCTAAAATGATTAAGTACTGCCAAAAAGATGTTGTGTTATTAGAGCAAGTATTTAACGCACTTAAAAACCACATCGAACCTAAAACACATTACGGAGTTATATTCGGACAAGATAGAGGCACTTGCCCTGAATGTGGAAGCGATGAGATAGTAATACAAATGAGGCGTACAACTGCAACAGGAGTAAAGAAAATATTATACAAGTGTAAAACTTGTTTTAAGATACATAGCAAAACCGACAAATAAATGGATAGTAAAATACTTAGCTTAGTAATAGAAGATATGCGTAGCCGTGAGCAAGTAGGTAAAAAGAAGTACAACTGCACAATGGACAGGGAAGATTTATCGACAGGCGAATGGATAACACATTTGAAGCAGGAACTACAAGATGCGATTTTATATTTAACCAAACTTGAACAGATACACAATGCGCCTCAAAAAGATATTTAGCTTCGGCAACATCTTAGATAGAGATACCTACGAGCAACTTAGGGAATTAGATTACACCAATCCTAACTTTAAGGGTTGTGCTGACGAGTTCCAGTTCAATCGTGAATGGTGGGTTATGCTTGACGATATGAGCCGTATTGTTGCTTATTGCGGCTCAATTTATTCTAAGGGCATTTGCATATTTAACAGGGCGTGGGTACATAAAGATTATAGAGGGCAGGGCATACAAAGACGAATGATTAAAACAAGGCTAAAAGCAGCTTCTACTTTCTGCCATATAGCTATTACTTATACTACCTTAGACAACTTCCCTTCAGCTAATAACCTTATCTCGTGTGGGTTTAGGCTCTACTTACCAGAATATTCATACGGGGGTTACGATAAACTTTACTTCCAAAAGCTACTATAAAGTTTCACTTTAGTACAACAAAAGGTAGTAATACTACTACTTTTGGCTGCATTTTACTACCGATTTTGGCAAGTAATACCTTTACTTTATTACAATTTTAGTTAAGTTTTAGCTTTACTTTGTACGTTCTGATGTACAAAATGTGCTATAAACTGCACAATTTGACGTGCAAATGCAACATTGTTGCAAAAATAATTTTAAAATATTTTAATAGTTTTGCACTTTGTATTGTTAATTGTTGTATATTTGTGTAAACAAAACACAAAATGACACATTTAACCAACTACCAAATGTTCCAATATCAGCGATACGGGAACATATTAATTGACGGGAGCAGGACTACATCAAACCCTTATGACCCCGCCTTATTGCCTAAAAACTACGATTACGAAGATGACGATTACACGTTTACTCGTTGGGTAGAACACAATGCAGAACTTGAACTTTTAAAAAACGAAGTATATGAAGATTGAATTTGTAAAAGAAACTAAGCCAGACGGAACAATTTTCTACTACACTTTGGTAGATAATAAATACGATAGCGCAAGTATGTACTTGGAATATTCACAAGCTTACGAGTACTTTGTAAGCCTAAAGAAAAGACAAGAACCGATTATCGAAATTTTAGAACACTATAACATAGACATACAAAACAAATAACAATGAGCCTAATTAAAATTCAACAGGAACTAAAAGCACCTAAAAACCAATTCAATGCTTTTGCTAAATACAAGTACAGGAGTGCAGAAGATATTATCGAAGCTGCAAAACCTATCTGCCATAAGTACGGCTACGCTTTAATGTTAAGCGACGAGGTAATAGAAGTAGGCGGTAGAGTTTATGTAAAATCTACTGCTTGTCTAAGTAACGGAGAAGATAACATTACCTGCACGGGTCTTGCTCGTGAAGAAGAAAACAAAAAAGGAATGGACTGCTCACAAATTACGGGAGCAGCAAGTTCCTACGCTCGTAAATATGCGCTTAACGGATTGTTCGCAATAGACGACACCAAAGATGCAGATGCTACCAATGAGCATAAAGACGAAGTAAGCGAAGGGCAAAAGGCGTTCTTAATTGAGCAGTTAGATAAGACAAAGTTTACTCAGGAACAAAAGTATAAAGCTATTGAGAAAATCAAAGCTATCAAGACCTTAGACGAATTTAACAATATTAAAGAAACAGTAAAGAAAAGCTAATGAGGGAACTATTACCATTTGAAAGGCAGATGTTACTTGCAGAAGTTTACCATTACGCTTGGTATAACGAAGAGGCATACGAGGACTTATTAGCCTTTATTAAAAAGTATGAAAATAAATTAGACAAACCAGTTTTTTTTAACCCAATCAATAACAATGACACAACAACAACAAATCTTGAACCACTTGCTTTCAGGCAAAACATTAACACCAATTCAGGCTCTAACTAAGTTTAATAGCCTAAGATTATCGGCGGTTATCTTTGAACTTAAACGCAAAGGATATAAGATACAATCCGACCTAATTAACGTAGGTAACAAGAAACAACCTAAATTTGTAAGTAAATATTCACTAATAAAAAAGTAAAAAATGGAACAAAAAAAATGGAGTACTGGCGGTTGGAAAAAGCAGACCGCTAAAGGAGAAGTAATTAATTTTACAATTAATGATGTTAAATACTCAATGTGGGTTAATGCTTACAAGACCGAGGACAAACAACCCGATTACAAGATTTATGTAAATGATTTTAAACCTAAAGAAGATACGGAAGGATTGCCGTTTTAATTATGCTGAATAAGAAAAAGGATATATCAATAAGACAATTAAAGGAGTTATACTTCGCACAACGCAACACCCATTTGCAACTGCACGAAATGATGCAGCAACTTGGATTGTTAGGCATAGAAGATAATGAACCTTTAGGGTTAGACATTGGCGCAAGGACTATTGTCAAATTGGTAGACGAAGAGTTTGAGTGCGATGTATTAATTAAGGATAGGAGTTTAAAAACTACGTTTGGGCGCAAGGCTGCGGCATACTTATTAAGGCGTTATACTAAATTGAGCCTGAAGGAGATAAGCCAATACACAGGAACAAGCGACCATACGACTGCTATCCATAACATAAAACAAGCGAATAACCTAATAGAAACTGAGGACTGGTTTAAAACTAAGCTAAAAAAACTTTGCTTAAAATTAGAACTTAAAGAAATTTAGTGTATATTCGCAACATAAATATAAGACACATTAGCGAAAGTCGAGCCGATAATGTGTTTAGTGGTTAAATAATAGCCCCTGGTAGCTCGACTCTATTGGGGGCTTTTTTATTTTATGACATACGCAGAAAAACTAAAAAGTCCTGAATGGCAAAAGAAACGTCTTGAAATTTTGAGTAGAGACGAGTTTACTTGTACAATGTGCGGTTCAACAGAAAAACAACTGCACGTACATCACAAGGTTTATATTTATGACAATGAACCTTGGGAGTATTTAGATGAATTTTATACTACATTATGTTGTGATTGCCACGATAATGAAGAAAAAGACAAGGTATTATTTCATAGATTAATCAAGCATTTTTTATTAAAAGGATTTACCTATAAAGAACTTAATCAAGATATTTTACCTATAATAGTTAAATATAGAGATACATATAATTATACAACCCAAGATATTTTAAAATATAGTCAATATGTCTAAACGATTTACTGATACTGAAAAATGGAAAAAACCTTTTATCCGCAACCTTTCAGCACCTTACAAACTTCTATGGCTTTACATTTGTGATGATTGCGACCACGCAGGAATTTGGCAGGTAGACATTGATGTAGCTAAAATTCGTATAGGAGAAGATATAAATGAGCAAGATGCTATAAAATTTTTTGATGATAAAATCATAAAAATTGATAATGGCAATAAGTGGTTTATACCTTCGTTTATAGATTTTCAATATCCGAGCGGACTTAATCCAGACAACAAAGCACACGGCGGAATTGTTAAAATTTTGTTAAAATACAATTTAATAGATGACCAACTTAAGCCCCTTAGTAGCCCCTTACAAGGGGACAAGGTTATGGTTAAGGATAAGGTAATGGATAAGGATAAGGTTAAAGAAGAAATAGAACTGCCATTTTTTTCTATTGAATTTGAACAAATATGGATAGCTTGGAAAGAATATAAGAAAAAAGAGTTTAAGTTTACATACAAAACAAATCAAAGTGAACTTGCTGCTCTATCTGAATTAACAAAATTATCAAACGGACAAGAAGACATTGCTATAAAAATAATTAATCAGTCAATGGCAAATGGTTGGAAAGGTCTATTTAACCTAAAAGAAGATGCAAAAGGAACTTCAAATAATCAACGCAAACTTAATAAGTACGAACTCGAAGAGCTTAGAAACTACAACTACATCTACTCTACTTCCTATGGAGAAGGAGATTTTGACCGCATTTGTAGGGGAAAGAATGAGGAATCTAAACTCTACCATATTTAAACAAAACCTTGTTTACCTTATGCAGCTTGTAGGTATTAACAATCCTGGCGAAGTTAAGTTAGCAATCTTAGAAGATTGGATAAGAACCGAGTATGGCGGATTTACAATAAACGAGGTTAAAGTAGCGTTTAAGCAAATGGTAGCCAATGACTTTATAGACCACTACCAAAACTTTAGTCCTGCATACTTTAGTCAGGTAATGGATAGGTACAAGAAAAAAGCAAACGAAGTAAGAAAAATGATGCCACAAGAACGAGTAGAAGCAATCCCACACTTAACAGATTTGGAGATAATTGATTACAGTTACCAAGAGTATAAGCTGCTTGAGAATAGAACTTTTGACAGGTTATTTAACCCATTAAGTGTATTTACAAAGCTTAATAGCACAGGAATAAAAATATGGACAAAAGAAGATGGCGCACTTGCTAAAAAGAAACTTATGGAGATTATTACCTACAAAGCTAATAAAATGGACATCATAAGCGCAAAGCAATACCGAGACGAATGGACTGAAAGTTGGCTTAAGAACCAAGCAAGAGCCATAGCCGTAGCTTTATTTTTTGAGGAACAAATAAAATTTGGTAAAGTTTCATTTTCTTAATATAGTTTTGTAATATGACCGCAAACGAATTAACCAAAGAAGCTATTAAGACCCTAAATAAAAACGGGTGTTTTGTATGGCGTAACAATAACTTAGCGGTTCGTGGGCGCACGTTCATAGGTCTTAAAGGAGTTCCAGATGTAGTAGGTTTTCATACACAAACAGGGGTTGCGGTTTATTGCGAAACAAAAGCCATAGGCGATAAACTTAGCAGCTACCAAATAGCATTCTTAAACTTAGCAAAAACGGCAAATTGTTTTTGTTACATAGCAACCGAAGATAATGGTAAACTAACCTTAAAGGAGTATGAACAAGAATAGCATCATATTAGAACTTTGGGAAAGCAGAGAACTTAAGGAAGCAATAGACAAAATGCAGCCTGAAGATTTACAAGACGATTTAAGAAGCGAATTATTTAAGGTGCTATGCGAAATGGACGAGGAACGTTTAATAGATATGCGCACCCGTAACGTATTAAAGTTCTACTTGGTTAGAACTATGATTAATATGATGCAAAGTAATACAAGCCAATTTTACAGAACATACAGAAAGCCTTTAGAAGTTGAATTGATTGTTCACGACAGAGACGAAGATTTACTTAAT